GGAGGAACGAACCTGCATCCGAAGGTTCACCGACTGAGCCGTGGCCAGCCCGAACTGCAGATCGTCACAGTTACTGGCCTCAATCGGTTGGGCGAGGCAAAAGAAATCACCGGCCGCCACCGCTGTGCCCGTCACCACTGTGGCCCGTTGGAAGTGGGTGAAGCCAGGCGGTGGGGCGGCCTGAGATTGCTGCAGGCTCACCCGGCTCACAATCGAGCAGTCGAACCTCCACCGATCCAGCCCATAGGTGCCGCTCAGGCTCGGGGTGTCGACGGCAACCCCGAACCGCTGGCTGACATTCATCTCGCCATTGATAATGCGGTTGACGAAACTCGCATCCTGGTTGGCAACAGCGGCCGACAGGCTGGAAACGGTGCTGTTGGTGACGCCGATGGCAGTATTCGCGTCATTCGCTGATGTCTGCGCGTTGTTGATAGCGGTGGTAGTTGCCGCCCTGGGTGCGTACTGGTTCTCTGGGTCCAGCGCAGAATAGGAGAGGTAGTTATATCGAGCCGGACCACTCAGATACTGCAGCCTCATGGCCAGGGCATTGGAGCCGATGAAGCCGCCCGGGACGTTCTGGATCAGCGGGCTTGTCTGTGCGCCGGTACTGTTCCTCAGCTCGAAAAATTGCAGGTTGGCCGGCGTCACCAGCGCCAGGGCGGCCAGGTTCGCCACTGGGGTGTAATCCAGCACCCCGGCCACTGCCGCCAGGGCGGAGTCTGCGGAGGTCTCGGCCTCCGTGGCGATCCTGAGCAGCTCGGTTGTGTTCGCTTCGGAGCGGTCCAGCTCCTCCTGCACCACATAGAGCACCTGCCGGTCGGCGGTGTCGAGCTCGAACGGGGTCGGCGGCGATCCTTCCTGCCAATCGACCAGTTGGCTGGCGATCGGGGTAACGCGCAGGATCGAGAGCGTCTGGCCCACGGCCGGCGCCACGGTCGTTCTGATGAGGTTGCTGCTCAGCCAGGTGAAGCCAACACCCGGCGCCAGCACGGTGCTGAACTCGCCCGTGATCTGGTCGTAGCCCAGTCCGACCACAACGTGCGCCTGCACGATGTAGGGGAAGGGCACGCTGAAATCGCGGTTGGTCCCGTCGCCCGCATAGGCGCGATAGGCGAATGGCGTCGGGCTCACCGCAGCTCTGCATCAGTGCAGGCCTATTCTGGCCCCCGGCGCCACTGCTCAGTTCACAGCGTCGATCAGCTGCCTCAGCCAGCTCTGCCGGCGGCCAGGGTCGAGCTCCTCTTGCGACCGGCGGCGGGTGTCGTCCGCCTGCTTGGTGAGCGTGTCGCTCCACAGCTTCGCCTCGGGGCTCCTGCCGCTGGCGGCGCGCCGCTCCAGCTCGTCCTCGGTGAGCAGCTGGTAGTAGTCCTTCATGGCCTGGATTATCTGCTGCGCCGGCCGCTGGCGCCGCTTCACCCGTGGCTGATCCTGCACGCTCAGGTCTGCCGACTGGAGCGGGTCGGCCTCCATCGCCTGGTAGATCGGGTCGTTGAACAGCGATCGCAGCGCCTCGATCAAGGTCTTGCCCTTGACGTGCTTCTCAAGGAACGGATCCAGCGGGATCGTGACGCCCCCGTCCTTGCGGATCCGCACGCCGTTCGAGGCCACCACCTCCACCGGCATGGGGAAGCGGACATTGACCTTCTTGCCGGCCATGGCGAACCGGCCCACGATGCTCTCCCCCTTGACCGTGCCATAGATGTCATTGAACTCAGCCTGCAGCTGGTCGCTCATGCCGACGCCACGGAGCACCTTCTGCAGCAGCGGGCGGGGCGGATCGAGCATGTCCTGGGCGTCCAGCTCGTCGTACACCTTGTCGTTCGGCCAGGCGCCCCACGGGTAGAAGGGGATGGCCCTGGCCAGGTCCACGCCAGCGATGTGGCCCACTGGGCTGCCCAGCCAGTCGGTCATCTTCCGGGGGGCCCCAGTGGGCTGGGCGATGATCGGCAGGGTCTGATAGGCGAGCTTCCGCAGGCCATCGAGCACGCCCTGGATCGGGTCGTCCTCGTCCGCCATGTACCGCTGGTTCGGGGTGTCGGCGCCATCGGTGAAGTGGTCGCGGTCCTCGGTGCCGGTCATCCGCTGCACCTGCCGCACCGGGCCGATCAGCGGGATCTGGCCGCTGCCGACAAAGGCCACCGTCCGCTGGAACTTCTCCCACCCGCCTTTGTTCGCATCGGTCAGCGCCTGGATCAGGCCCTGCAGGGTGCCGATGCCGGTCTGGCGCATGATCTGGCTGGTGAGCACCTGCATGACGCCGGCCATCATTTCGTCTCCGTCGAACTTGCTGGCCCGCGCCGCGCCGGCGGCGTCCTTGATGTCCTTCCAGAGAAAGAGGGTGTTCAGGATCGGGATGCCGCCCAGGTAGGGGATGCCAAAGACCCGGTTTCGCTTGGTCGGGTCGCTGGCGGTGCCCCCGTCGATGTTGCCGGTGGCATCGAGCACGGCGAACAGGCTCAGCAGCGCGGACGATATGATCCAGCTGCTCCTGACCTTGGCCACCATCTGCGGGCTCCGATCCTTGGCCGTCAGCACCTTTACGGTGTCGAGCAGCGCGAAGCTGCTCAGCCGGTGGTCGAGTAGTAGGGCATTGATGGGGGAGCGCCAGTAGGGGATCAGGGTGTCCATCACCCAGCTGGAGCGGACCGACTGCACGCCCTCGTCCACCTTCTGGACGATGCCGCCGCCCCAGGTGATTTCGCTGCTCTTGGGCTTGTTCTGGAACCTGGCCCACTGGCTGTATTCCATCGCCGCCCGCGACTCGGGCGTGGAGAGGGTGGGCGAGCCAATCAGATCCCGCTCGGAGATCATGTCCACGATCTGGTCGTCGGTCATGTCCGACCCCTTGATGCCCAGCTGCCGCCGCAGCGCCTTGACGTTCGCCTCGGTGGGGGTGGTCTGGTAGATCGCCTCCTGCATCCGCGTCTCTACCCACTTGCTGCGGCTGGTCTCGTCCAGCAGGCCCAGCTGGGCGCCTTCCATCCGCGCCTTCACTTCGAGGTTGGCCCGCAGGTGGAACAGGAAGTGGTACTTGGCGAAGGGCTCGTCAGTCGCCGCCAGGCCGCGCAGGCCCGGGCGCCAGGGCAGCCGCACGCCGGGGACCGCCTTGCCCAGCACCTGCCGGGTCGCCACCTGCAATTTCTTGCCCCAGATCGCCACGTTGATGGGGTTGAGCGGGCCGCCCTTCTGCTCGTACTTCATCGACAGGATGGCGTCGGCCTCGGCCATCTCCTGCTCGTTGCTGGGGAGCTTGGCGCCCCAGAGGTCCACGTTGGTGGTGTACTTGGCCTTGCCCTCGTAGAACACGTCGAGCATGTCCTGCTTGAGCGTGGCCCTGGTCATCGCCAGCGCCTGCTGGGCCGCCATGCTGTGGATCTTGGCGCTCTCGATCAGGCCCAGCCGGGTGGTCTTGGTGCCGACCCGGTAGCTGGTCAGCCCGTTTTCGAGCATCACCTGCAGGGGGCCGAACACGGCCATGGCCAAGTTGCTGGCGATGTTGACCTTCAGCTGGGTGTTGAGGTTCGTCAGCTGCGAGTCCTTCGCCCAGGCATTGGCCTTTCGCATCTGCGTGTTGAACCAGTCCGTATCGAGCCGGCTTCTGGGGTCCAGTGCATCGACCTTCGCGGCGGTGATGAGCCCCTTGAGCTCCAGCTGGCCCGCGGCGCCGTTGTCCACCGCCTCGATCACCTTGCCGATATGGCTGTTGTTGCTCACGTCCTTGGGGGTGAGCGCCAGGGTGCCCTCCACCTCGTCGGTGTCCGTGAAGTCGAGCCGCAGATCATTGGCGCCCAGCTCGTCCAGTCCGTCCTGCAGGCTTCGCAGCGTCTGGCCGGTGCGGCGGCGGGCAAAGGCGTAGTGCCGCTCTGAGAGCAGCGCCAGCTTGTAGGACCGGAAGGCCTCCTGTTTCAGCGAATCCGGCACCACGGCACCGGGCAGCTTGTCCATAAAGGCGTCGATCTGCCCGACCGCATCCAGATAGCCCTTCTTCGAGCGATCGGCCAGCAGCCGGATTCGCGCCATCCGCTCCACCAGCCCGGTGAAGCCTGCGGCATCGTTCGCCATGCGGGCCATCACATCGTTCATGGTGACGCCCAGATCGCTGTAGGCCCTGGCCACCACCTCAGCCATCCGGGTCTTGTCGTACACCTCCGTGACGAACGCATGATCCCGGGGGTTCATGTCGCCCCACTGGATGCCCAGCGCCCTGGCCAGCAGGGCATAGTCGCGGGCGTCCTGAACGTCGGTCTCCCTCAGGATCCGGTCGAAGTTCTGCCACTCGGCATCGGCGCCGACCGGGCGGGCACTCTCGCCCAGGCCCCGGTCCACGAACCGCTGCACGTCCTCGCTGCCCATCAGGGTGGCAACCTGCTGCAGGCCTCGATTCACGTCGGCGGTGTCGATCGTCCGCACTCGCCCGCCAGGCCCTGGCAGCAGGATCTGCTCCCCCACCTCGGCCTTGGCGAAGGTCTCCCCTGCCCGCCGCAGCCGTGCGTTGGCTTCGCTCTCGGCCGCCAGGCGGCGGTTCTCCTCCTGCAGCTCCAGAATCCGGCGCTGGGTGTCATCGCAACTGAACATTTCAGCAGCCCTCCTTCATGGCCTGTTGTCGGAGATCGTCCATCTCCTGGTTGTTGGCCAGGATCTTGGCGCGGTTCTCGTTGTCGATCCGCCGCGCCAAGGGCCTGGGAGGGGCCGCCTCTGGTGAAGTGTCGCTGATCCGCAGCGGTTCGGGGAGGGTCGGGCGAGGGGCCAGTTCATCGGCCAACTCTTTGGCCCTCTGCACCCTGGCAGCGTTTCTGGTGGCGGCCCTGCTGTCGATCCCGGCGGCCAGGTCGTTGGCAGCGTCCAGCATGTCGGCCACCTTCGGCATGTCTTCGATCGAATCGGCCGGATCCCAGCCGTCGATCATCCCCAGCTCCTTCTTCTCCTCGAAGGTCTTGGCCTCGTAGCCGAACGCATCGCGCAGCGCATCCTCCTGGTCCTGCCGCATGGCGGCGTCCTGCACCTGGAACTCCTGGGCCAGCCGAACCTCATCAGCCAGCGCCTGGGCGCCGGGGCTCCCCGGCTCGATCCCGCCACGGGCCTCGATGTCGGCGATCGCCTCCTCTAGCCCCACCCGGCCGGGGGCGGGCAGCTCAGGCTCAGGGGTGGCGCTGGGCCGGATCTCGCCCTGTGCGGCCGCCCGTTTCACCACCTGGATCTTGAGCGCCTCGCGTTCGTCAGCGGTGAGCGGGCGGGCCGGGGCCATCTCGGGCGCTGCGGCATCGCCGAACAGGCCCGTTTGCCCGGGGGCTTCCGCCGGTGCTGCGGCGATGGGGGCCTCGGCGGCCTCATCCGCCTGCCGGGTCATCGTGTTTTCGATGGCGGTCGCCAGATCGGCCTTGATGATCTGGGCCACGGCGCCAGGCTTGCCGCCGGCCAGCACCTCGTCCACGCCACGGTTCAGCAGGTCGGCCACGGGGCCCGAGACGTACTTGAGCTGGTCGAACATGGCCAGCGCCTGCGTGGCCTCGGTGCTGATCGCCTTGGCGCCGGTGCGGTCGATCGTGTTGCCGGCCCCCTCCAGCCGGCCGGCTTGGCGTCCCACGGTGCCGAACAGCTTGCGGTCGCTGGAGAGCATCTGCCGCACAGCAGCGGCCAGCTCAGCCCTGGCGGCCATCGCCGGGTTCTCGCTCATGTCCCAGGCGGTGCCGGCCAGCAGGTCGCCCTGGTCGGCGGCAGCAGCTGCGGCGCCTGCAGGGTTGGCCCGGTTGTAGGCCATCACCTCGCGCAGCACGCCCTCGGTCATCCCCGGCTTGTCCAGGGCCATCCGCCAGGCCGAGCGCATCGACTCGGGATCAAGGCCGCTCTGTCCGATCAGCACGGCACGCCGCAGCGGCAGCTGCTCGTTGATCGCTTGCTGGAACAGGTCATCCGGCAGCTTCGACAGGGCCAGGCCCTGCTGCCCCCAGCCGGAATCCATCGGGATGCCAGCGGCTCGCAGCTGCGCCTCGTCCGTGATGCCGGTCTCCCTGAGGAACTTCGCGGCGTCGAAGGGGGTGCCGTTGCCGGCGCTGATGTTCGCCACCGCGCCCTGCGACCGGGCCGCCTGCGGGGTGGTGGCCACCAGCTCCTCCACCCGGAGGCTGGGGATGCCCAGCCGCTTGGCCAGGGCCAGCCGGTTGTGGCCGTTCACCACCTTGAGCCGGCCGTCTGGGGCCCGCCACACCTGAATGATCCCCTCGGCGGTGGGATCCCAGAGGTTCACGCCACCCAGCGAGTTGCCCGCCTGTTCGCCTTGGGCGTTCACACCCTCCTTGAACTGGAAGGCGGCGGGCTCTGCGTCAATGTCCTCCGTGCGAACGACCGACTGGCCCGACTGCATCCGGTTGGGCAGGACGGTCTGCCCGTCCAGGCCCATCTCGCGCACCAGCCCCAGAATGTCGTCGCGGGTGAGCTCGTTGAACTGCTTGCCGGTGCGGGCCAGGATCCGCGCCGCCATCTGCGGGTTGTTGCCGGGGAACACCAGCGAGCGCAGCTGATCCACGGGGATGGCCTCGATCTGCTTCTCCCACGGCTCCATCGCCCCGGAACCGTCCAGATACAGCTGGCTGAGCCGGTCGGTGGGCGCCGCCACCAGATCAGGCCGGATCGCCGGGTTGGGCTCGAAGCCAGGCCGGGCCTGCAGCGTCTGGTTCACGGTGTCCACCACGGGGCCAGGCGTGGCAGCCACCGCCTGCAGCTCCTGGTCGTCCAGCTCGTCGGTCATCCGCAGCAGCCCGTCCGCCTCGGGGGCATCGGGGTTCGGGGGCGGCACCTCCTCCTCGCCCAGCTCAGCCCTGAGCCGCTCGATCTCCTCGTTGTTGCGGGCGATCTGCTCCTCGGGGCCCACCGCAGCCGGCGAGGGGGCCGGGGCCGGCTGGCCGCCCAGCTGCTGCTCGCGCATCGCGTTCGCCTCGGCAAACGTCGCCGCATTGCCGGGGTCGGTCGCCTCTGGGGTGAACCTGGCGGTGCCGTCCTCGGCTGGCTCCTGCACGCCGGCACGCTCCAGCCGGTTGCGGGAGGTCCGCACCTCCTCCACCAGCCGGCCTGCCCGCTGGCGGCGCACCAGATTGGCGAAGCCAGCCACGGATCCCAGCAGGGCGCCGGGGACGGCGTTGGGCACCAGCGACTTCGTGGCCGCCGTCACCATGTCGTCGTGGCCCACATTCACGCCGCCGGGCAGCTTGAGGCCGCCCAGGTCGTTGACGAGGTTGACGATGTTCCCGCCGGTGTTGTCGTCGAGGAAGGTGCTCAGAAACTCGTTCAGCCCCACGGCCCCCGCGCCGCGGGTGACGGCACCGGCCGCCGTGCGAGCGCCAGCAGCGCCCAGGCCCGCGCCGGGGATGAAGCCCAGGGCGATGTTCAGGCCCACCGAGCGCACAGCGGAGTCGAAGTCACGCTCTGGCTGGCTCATCTCTGACGGCGGCTTCGCCCCCAGCAGCCGGTACGTCCTGTCCACGTTCGCGTCGAGGAACTGGCCGATGGGCCCTGCCGATGGGTCGGCCTTGTCACGCTTCTGGACGTGCCGCTGGAACAGCGAGTAGCTCATCCGCAGCACGTTGTCGCCCGCGCCCGCGCCCAGGGGGGCGAGCAGGTTCGGGTTGGCCCAGGCCTGGCCGGTGGCGGCACGCACCAGCAGGGGGACGGCATTGCCGGCCAGGCGCTGCGCCGATCGCAGCGGATCGGTGCGGAGCTGGCGCAGCTCGTAGGTGGCATCGTTGACCAGCTTCCCGCCGGTCTGGTTCCACAGCTGCTGCATGAAGCCCTGCGGCTTCGGGCGTGGCTTCGGCTTGGGTTTCGGCTTGGGCTTGGCCGCCGCCTGCTGCGGCTGGCCTGCAGGGATGTAAGGGATCAGGTCGTCGGAAGACTGCCCCCCGGTCAACTGCCAGCGGCCGTTGACTTGTTTCCATTCTTGGGGCATCAGGAACCACCTCGGGACGGCATCAGGCCAAGACGCCGACGCGCCTGTTCTCTATGGATTCTGAGCCGTTGCAGGGTTTCTGGCGAGCGGGCCACCACACCGTTTCCGTCAGGCGTGAAACCTGCCCGTGGATTCCCGCCGTTGACGATCGCGTAGAGATCCTCCAGCCCCATGCCAGGGCGGACGCCACGCGAAATGAAGTACCTCTCCACCCCCTTCATCTGTTGCTCGAAGGTCTGGCCCGGCCGGATGCCGTAGGCCCGCATCTCGTTCGGCCCCGCCTGGATCAGCCCCACCCGACCAGCAGCAGCGCCGCGCCCTGGCTCGTTGGGGTTGAGCGTGCCGCCGGTCTCGAAGCTGAAGATGGCCGCCAGGTCGAGGGGGTTCACGCCCATCCGCCTGGCGCTTGCAATCACCGCCTGCCCACGCCGATCCCGGGACATGAAGCCCGTGCCCCGCTGCTGGGCCCGTGGCGCCCCGAAGCGATCACCACGGGCGAAGCCATCGCGGAACCTGTTGCGGATCTGCAAGGTGGCGCCGCTGGCGGTCTTGGCGCCGGGGTCGAAGAAGTCCAGCGACACATGGGCGCCGGTGGTGCTGCCAGTGCGCCCCTGAGTGCCCAGCCAGGTGCCGGGGCCAAAGCGCCGGCCCGGCTGCAGCGCCGGGTTGATCTCGTCATGGTGGGCGCTGAGCACGTCCACCTTCCGGCCGGTGGTCGGGTCGGTGAAGCGGATCTCCACCAGATTCCCGTAGCCCCGCCTGGGGTCGCCCTTGTCGCGGCGGAACTCTGCCCGGCTGCCACGCACCACGCGCAGCACCTCGAAGCTGGTGGGCCAGGCCAGGCGTGCGCCACGCCGGCCGCCCTCGATCACCATGTCGAAGCCCGGTTCGCCGCTGGCATCCACGGCGCTGGTGATCTGCACACCCTGCAGGGGGCTGTAGCCGTCACCCGTAAAAGGGCCTTCGGCGTCTCGCCCACCTCCGTAGAAACGCATCCCTGGGGCGATGGTGGCGGCGGTCGCTGGTGGCATCAGTGCGTTCAGGAACCAGTTGCCGGCCGCCTGCACCGGCGCGGAGGCCGCCGCCCAGCCGCTCAGGTTGTTGGCCACGGCCTGGGGCCCTGCGGAGCTCATCAGCAACCGCTTCCGCAGATCGGGAGGGGTTGGCGCCTGCGGGTAGGCATCGAGCTGGCGCAGGATGAACTGGCCGGGGCTCATGCCTGCCCGCCTCGCTGCTCGGATCACTGAGGCAGACGGCCGCCCACCGTTGGCGATCCTGGCCGCTTCCTCGGCGGCATCGTTGAAGCCCAGCACCGGCTCAGGCCGCCTCAGTCGATCGGTGTTGATGTTGTCCAGGTTGGCCCTGGTGACAGTGGGCAGGGCGCTCTCCTTCTTGCCGGGGGGCGGCGGCAGCCGGCGGGTCGTGCCAGGCGCTGGCGGCTGAGCCGGGGCCCCGCCCACGGAAGGCTCGCCGGTGCTGCTGCCAGGGAGCAGCGACCGCATGAAGCCTTCGTCCTGCATGGCCTTCTGCAGGGCCTGCCGCACCACCGTGGTGGTTTCGGCCGGGGTCAGGGCGCCGCCTTTCTTCACAGCAGCAGCATCGAGCGCATCGGACGCCACGGCCTGGAAGGCAGGTAGCAGCCGGCCAGACGCTGCCGCCACATTGGCGTCGCCCCACGACAGCAGGCCCGTCACGTCGGCACCGCGCAGGGCCGCCGCTGTCACGCCCTTGGGGTAAAAGCGGGCCAGCGTGTCCTTGACGGCGCCGGTGATGACCGGCTGGGCGAGGGGATCGAGCTTGCCCCGCTTGCCCTCCTTCTCAGCCCTGATCGCGTTGGCCCTGGCGCGGAGCTTGTCGCGGTCCTCTGGCGCCACGCTCTTGAGTGCGGCGATCACAGCGCGATCGAACTCCTGCGGGTTCCACTGGCCGATCGGCATGCCCTGCACCCGGTCGAGGAACTCGGCGGCCGGCTCGGAGCTGAAGCCCCGGGCGTAGAGCTTGTCGGTCACAGCCAGCGCCGCCTCGGCCCGCTCGTTCAGCTTCCCGATCGGCAGGCCCTGCTCCTGCGCCTTGCTGATGGCTGCAGCGATCGCCTGCCCGCGCTCTGGCCCGTCCTCAGGCGTGGCGGCCGTGATCTGCAGCAGCTCCTCCTCGAAGGCGGCCAGGCCCTGCTCCAGCTTGCGCTCCTGCTGGCGGGCCGCCATGGCGCCGAACTTGTCGGCGGACTCCAGCATCTCCAGGCCATAGAGCTCGCCGGCCATCATTCGGGTGCGGTCGCTGAGGATCGGCCCCACGCCCGTCCTGGCGGCGATCTGCAGCAGCAGCGGGTCGCCACCGTTCGCAGCTGCCAGGCCAGCGAGCCGCTGGAACATCTCGCCGATGATCTGGGTGGACTCCCCCTGCAGGCCCGACTCCCGCGCAATCCGGTCGGCAATCACCGTGAAGCGCACGCGCATGCCCTCGCGGAAGCCCTCCGGGTCGGTGGCCAGCTCGGCGCTGCGCCGGGTCTGCGTCCCAGTCGCCAGGTCGAACTCCACCCACTCAACCCGGCCAGCCTCCCTGGCCGCTGCAAACTCATTGACGGCCTCTGCAGCCGCTGCAGGCCCCAGCGTGGCCTTGAGGTACTGGCTGCGGTCCTGCTGCTGGCGGCTCACCACCTTGTCCATGCCCTGCCCGATCTGGGGCAGCACGTAATCGAGGAAGCCCGGCGTGTTGGGGTTCAGCCGGTACTTATCGAGAACGCGATTCACCGCCGTGGCTCGCAGCTCCGTCAGCCGCGGGTCGCCGTCCTTCCACAGCACCACGTCCGGGGTGTTGCGGTACTCGTTCATCAGCGCCGTTTCAATCTCGGCGCCCGCCATCCGGCTGAGCTGGTTCACCCGGCCGGCTTCCCGGTAGGGGTTCACCCGATCGAGCATCCGGGCCGCTTCCGGGTCGGCGTTCTCCAGCCGGCGGGTCTCGGCGGCGAACTGCTCGCCCGATGCCCTGATCTGCTGCTCTGCCCTGGCCTGGGCCAGCGCCGCCTCCTGCTGGCCCTTCTGGTACTCGCTGCTGGCGTAGAGCTGCAGGCCGGCGCCAGCGAACTCAGAGAGCCGCTGGTTGAACGGGGCGAGCGCCTGGGCCAGCTGCTGGAACTGGTTGGCCCCATCAACGCTCCCGCCACTCCCCTGCCCGATCGTGCGGATGCCGCCCGGGTTGGGCATCAGCACCACGGGGGCCGGCGCTGCGGTCTGGATCCGCTCGGGCTGGATGAAGCTGTCAACCGGGCGAGCAACCGGCTGGATCTGGTTGTTGGGGAGCTCAGCCATCAGTCCCTCCTGCCGGAATTGGCCCAGCTGTTGAGGCCGCTGTAGACATTCAGGCCGGTCTGAGCAGCGCCCAGCAGCCCGGTGGCCACGTTCAGCCCGGCGGCGGCACCAGATGGAGCGGCGCCGGTGAAGGTCGGGGCTGGGGCCTCCAGCAGGCTGGGCAGCGGCGCGAACGGTGCGATGGGGTCCATGTACGGCTGCGCCTCGTAGAACGGCTGGCTGTTGTACTGGCTCAGGAACTGGGCCACCATGCCGGCCTGCTCGCGGGTGAACTGCCGCTCCTGGAAGCGGCGGTTGATCTGGGTGATGGTCTCGTAGTCGCCCACCTGGCGGGCAAAGTCATTCACCAGCCGGTCGATGGTGGCGCCCTCCTGCCCCCGCGCACGCACCGATGCCCTCGCTTTCACCGCTGCAACGGTGTACTGCTGCAAGGCCACAGCGTCCTGCATCGACCGCTCGGCCATCGCCTGAGTGATCGCCTCGCTGCCACGGATGAAGTTGGCGCCCGCCGCCGTGCGGGTGTCCTCCACCACCTTGGCCTGGTTGATTGAGCGGATCAGCTCGTAATTCCGCAGGCTCTTGGTGTAGGCCAGGTTCTGGTTGTAGTTGACCGTCTCCTGCCAGTAGTTCTGCTGCTGGTTGGCATCGGTGAGCCGCTTGTTGAACCCGGCCTGCCACTTGGCGAACCTGGCATTGGCGCCCTGAAATGCCCGCTGGTCCAGGTAGTCCTGCTGAGCTGCAGCAGCGTTCGCACTCGCGCCGAAGCCGCCCAGGATTGCGTTCAGCCCGCCGACAGCGAGGCCCCCAACAAGGGGCGAAATCACAATCACGGCGCCACCCTCTCGAAGTAGCTGAACAGCTGTGCGCTGGGGCCGTGGGGGACGGGCGGGTACACGGTGAAGCCCAGCGATTGCAACCAGCGCACCGATTCTACGTTCGCTGCAAAGACCAGATTGTGCAGACGCTTGTGGGTTTCCATCAACTCGTCCACCCATTCACGCCCACGTCGGGCCAACTGCAGCCGGTGGCTTCGAGTGCTCGTCAGCTCTGCAGTTCCCAGCAGCCAGATGACCTCGCCATTGACGCCGCAGATCCCCACCTCCTGGCCGTCATCGCCAAGGATGCAGCGGCAGATGTGTGAGCCCCGCCAGCTGCTGTAGACGGCCTCGGCGGGGGTGAGCCCATCGCTGGCCATCACCTCGATCCGGTCCTGCTCCCTGAGGTTCGCCGCCAGCCGCTCCAGCCGGCCGGGGGTTGGGTGGGCCCACCTCATCGGCTCTTGCCCGTGATCAGGCCCTCCCACTCCAGCGTCAGGAACTGGCAGGGGTGGGGGGTGTCGTTCAGGATCTCCACCACCGTCTCCTCGCCCTTGCCCATGATCGGGATGGTGAACACGCCATCTTTCAGGCCCTGGCCGTCCGCCACACCGTCGAACCTGTAGACCGCCTCGGGCCGGTAGGTGGGGGCCACGACAGCGCGGAACCAGCCGGTGCCGTGGTAACGGAGCTTCGCCCGGCGCACCTGCGTCCGCAGCACGTTGGCGGCCACCCGGCCGCCGCCCACGTCCCTCATGTACTTGAACCGGCTGAAGCGGTAGCGGAACTCGAACCGCTCGCCGGCCCACACGTCCACGCCAGACCAGTCGCCCAGGCCGACCACCGTGTTGGTGTTGCTGCTGCCGAGCTTCACGCCGCCCGGCCAGGCCCCGCCCCATGTCGTCCAGACCTCGCTCAGGGCCGCCACGGTGTAGGGCAGCGTCCAGGTGGTCTGCTGCAGTAGCGGGTTGAAGACACCTCGCGCCATCCGCAGGGGGGCAGGCGTGGCGGTGGTGGTGCCCACCCGGCGATCGAGCAGGACCGGCGTGGGGGAGGCCTCATCCTCCTGCTTGTCGCCCACGTTCATGCTCTCCAGCCACACCGAGCCGTCTGGATACTCCACCAGCAGGAACAGCACCTCCTCCTGCACCAGAATCTGCAGCACCTTTGTGGCGCCGTTCAGCTGCCAATACGACCAGCTGGACTGCGCCTTCTCCGTGCCGCTGCCACTGTTGCGGAAGAAGTATTTGTAGACGTAGACACGATCGGCGAAGCCTGTTTTATCGCTGATGGCAAACCAAGTGTTGCCGGTGTCGTTAGATGCCAGGCGGAAGACGCCGCCGGGGACATAAGTGGAGACATACTCCGTCAGGCTCTGAGCATCAGCGATCAGCGCAGTGCCGGCGCCGCGAATAGAGAACTCACGGAACTGCATCCATTCGCCGTTTTTCTGGCCGAACACGATGGCCGGCCCCACCTGCAGGGGCTTGGCCCGGCGGTCCATTTCGTACTGGGTCAGCACCGACAGCTGGGCGCTCTGCGGCGTGAGGCCCACGTCGCTGCCGCTGCTGAACCGGAACTGCAGCTGGTCGCTGAACAGGATCAGCTCGTCCTGGTAGGAGATGGCGTAGCGCAGCACGCTCACCCTGTTGCTGCTGGCGGTGATCTCGATCGGGTCGGTGTCCAGCACCGCTGTGACGGTCTCGGGGAAGAACGCGAACAGGTCGGCCGATCGGCTCAGGATCACCCGCTCGTCGGCCAGGATCCCCAGCCTGTTCTTGTGGATGAACAGGTCATTGATGGGCACGCCGATGAAGCCAGGGTCTGGGGCGGTGTCGAGATCGCCCGCCACCCGCTCGCCCCACAGCGGCACATCGACGCCAACCGCTGCGGCGGTCGCACCATTCAGCGGGCCGAAGTGGAACTGACCATCCGGCCGGCGGATCAGGGCGTGGGGCATCGTCGCCGGGTTGATCCTGAACTGCACGCCAGGCGCGGCGCACTCCTGCCAGGTGCCCTCGCCGAAGGTGCCCTGCCCCACGGCTGGCACGAACTCCACGTAGTAGCCGTCGAACTGGTTGTTTGGGTCGCCGACCACCTCCACCTGATACCCCTGCGGGGCGATGGTGGGCAGATCGCTGAAGGTCTGCACGTTGTTGGTGATCGCCACCACGTCGGCGTTCGCCCGGGCATCGGTGGCATCCACCGTGATGGGCGAGTTGCTGGTGATGTGCAGCACCGATCCCTGCCGGGTGATGGTGATGCCGGCCGCCGCCACCGCCGTGGCCACGGACTGGGCGATGTCGGCGCTGCTGATCCGGTACTCGGTGGTGACGCCGCCGGTGATGATGACCGGCGCCACTGCCGTCTGGACCGTGGCCGTGAGGGCGTTCACCCGCACCCGGTAGGTCTGCCCGTAGTTGGCCGCCCTGATCCAGACCAGTGCTTCGTGGGTCGTGGGTCGTGGCACCGCCGGCGCCAGCGTGCTGAGCATCGCGGTGGAGGTCCGGGTGTTGCTGATGAAGGTGAAATCGGCAATCGTGGCCGCCCTGATGTCCGCCTTCGCCTCCACCACGCTGGCCAGATAGCCGTAGCCGCCTGGGGCGTTCACCGGGATCTCGGCGCCCTCCAGATCGAACACCTTGATGGTGCTGTTGGTGATGACGGCGATGTACTTCTCGGTGTCGTCGCGCAGGATCGAGTGGGTGAAGGCATCGCCGAACGGGGTCGTGCTGACCCGGGCCAGGGCCCTGGTGCCGGCTCGCTTCCGCACGCCATCGGTGATTGAGCTGACGGCGTTGATCTGGATCTCTGCCTGGCTCGGATCCTTCTGTCCGTCTGGCTGCTGGCTTACCCCTTGGACAAGGTTGGGGATCAGGTAAGAGCGGAGATCAGCCACGGGGAAGCACGCTGGTGGACCGGCGCCCCATCAGGCCGGTGGCGGGGTTGAAGGTGCCGAACGGCCGGGAGCCGTAGCCGTCGGTCAGCACGTTGGCCTGGGCCTGATCGCTCTCGATCCGCTCCAGCTCCACCAGTGCCGCCTGCTCGTCCTGCAGGGTGTACTGGAACACGGAGTCACTGGTGAGCACCCGGCCAGAGAACACCCGCGCCGCTCGGATCAGCGTCCAGCGGTTGAAGGCCTCAGGGCACTCGTTCCACGGCAGCAGGCTGGTGATGTCCGCCTCGATGAACTCCACGTCCTCGATGCGGAAGCTACGGGCGTGCAGGTCGTAGACCCGTTGCCCGCGCAGCTGGAAGCGGCCGGCCCATTGGTAGCGGTCGGGCACGAACCGCACCACGTTCGAGGGCAGCACGATCTCCAGCGTGCCCGAGTCGCGCTCGAAGCGATAGGCGGTTTCGTTGTTCCAGCTCCAGCCCCTGCTCTGCCCCTCCTTGTGGAACTCCAGGATGGTGCGCTCGGCTGTGGCGGCCTCCAGGTTCTGGGTGTCCTCCAGCGTGGCCATCGGCGCCTCGCCGATGTTGGACAGGCAGATGTTCACCGCCTCCAGCAGGCTGGTCCTGCCGGGTGTGACCGCTTCATTGGCCAGGCCCATTGGACGCCTGCAGGGGTGCAGGCCAATCCTATCGGCGGGCACAAAAAAGGCCCCCAGCGTGAGCCGGGAGCCTCAGGCCTCCACTCGTTCCAGGTGGAGCTTAGGGCACTTCGATGACAGCAGCGCACTCAGGACGGAGCGACTTCATGCCAATGGCCATCTTCGCCAGCATCAGGGTCGCCTGATACATCTTGAAGAAGTCGCCATTGGGAGCGGTCATCTCCATCTGCGGCGCTTTCAGCGTGAGCACGCCGATCGCATCGCGGTGGAACAGCAGGCCCCGGCAGCGAGTCAGGTTCTGCTGGTAGTCGATGTTCCGGTCCGAGTTGGCCACGTTGGTGTACGCGGGTTGCGTGACGTGGTTCGACTCGTAGACCGGGATCCCTTTGACCCGAAGAACGCGACCGTCATCGAGACCACCATTGTTTCCGCTGGTGAAATCGCGGTTGGTCGCCTTGGACGACTCGTTCAGGAAGTCGTATTCATCGGGGGGAACCACAAGAACAAGGTTGTCCGTGGGGACATCCTTCTTCTTCATCGCCACCTTCAGGTTGCCGATCGCCGAAACCAGCTCGTCGCCCTTCGCCTGCTTGTTGGCAGCGGCATAGCCGGCCGTGAGCACTTGAGTTTGGCCGATCCGGTCAGCGTTGATCGCTTTGGCCAGCTGGGGCGTGACCCTTTTGGCGCAGGCATGGATCACCCGGGCAGCCCGGGCGTCCCAGTCGCGGGCTAGGGCAGAGCCCAGCTCCCTGGTGATGTCCTGGCGAACCTCGTAGTACGACATCGCTTCGTCAAGGTCGTAGACGACCTCATCGGCGATGATGAGGGCGTCAAGGTTGACAACCTCCTCGTTGTTCGCGCTGGGGGCGTTGGTCTCCCCCAGGATCGGGGTGCCAGGGACGTGGTAGCGAGCCGTGCGCCGGCCGGTGACAGGGAAGGCTGCGGACTTCCCTTTGGTGATGTTGCGTGTACGGACCCAGTTCTTGAAGATGCAATCCCGCTCAAAGGCGGCGATGACTTCGTTGAAACCGAGCTTGAGAAAAAGAGCGGTCGGATCACCAGTTCCGGCGATCTGACCCTGACGGGAAAGAAAGGCGTCTGCCACGGGGGCTAAGGTTTGCGAGCGCCTGTCTCAGCCGTTCGATCAGCGAGTTATCCGCCTCAGCGGGCTCGATCTCTACAGGTGTGCAGCACAACTCATGCCCCGAAGCTATCAGGCCCAGCTCGATCTGACGAGTCCAGCGTCAACTTGCGCCCTGTATTTGGCGTCTCCCTCATACCGACGGCTGAATCTGGCCTTCTCCCAGTCGCCTCTGGTGGGGAAGTCCAGGCCAGCGGGGCCGGGGTCGGTGCCACCGATCAGCCTCGGCGTGGGCGGGGGAGCAGTGGCGCCCTTGGCCCTGGCGCTCAGGGAGCGCAGCGTCAGGCGGATGGCCCGCTTGTCGCCGGCATCGACCACAGCGTTGTAGTCGGCGAGCTCCTCGGCGCTGAGGTTGCCCTGCATCCACTGGGCCAGCTGGGCGAACTCGGCATCGCCGCCCACCACCGCCTTGATCTCGGCCTGGTCCGCCTCGCTCAGGCCGCCGCTCTGCTGCGTGGCCGGGGCCGGGGCCAGGCCAGCGAGGTAGGCAGTCAGCACCGCCTCGGGGATGCCGCCCTTCTCCACCAGCGCCTTGGTGTAGTCGCTCACGTCCTCGCCGGCCTTGAGCTTGGCCGCCATCTCCAGCGGGTTGATCTCGGCAGCGGCGATGGCGCCGGCCACCGTCTCGCCATAGAGCTGTTTCCCCAGCTCGGGGGTGTAGGTCTCGGGGGCCGGCTCGGGTGGCTGCTGGCCCTGCTTCGCCCGGTACTCGGCCTCCTGCAGGGTGAGCCGGTAGACCTCGGCCGGCGACTTGCCCCGGTATTTCTCGGGCAGTCCGTCATCCTCTGGCGGCTGCTGGCTCTGCTCGTTCTGCTCCTGGGCGGCGAGGAACTGGTCGAGGGCGTCGCCCTCGGTGGCGGGGGCAGGTGCACCGCCGGGGGTGGTGTCGCCAGCGAGGAACTCGGCCAGGACTTCCTCCTGCCCGGGGCCCACCATCTGGCTGATGTCTACGGTGTTGGCGCTCACGCTGGGGTCTCCATTGGTTGGGTGGTCGCATCAGGCGGCGGCTGGCCGCCCATCTCCTGCAGGGTCTGAGCGGCGCTGGCCAGGCGCTGCGGATCTGCCGCCGGTGCGGTCATGGCCTGCTTGGCCATCTCGGCCTGCTGCGCTGCCTGCTGTGCTGCGGCCATCTCCTGCTGCACCTGGCCCTCGCTCTTGATGAGGCCGGCGGCCGTCATGCCGATCTTCGAGGCCAGCTCCTTGTAGAGCACCTCCTGATTCACCCGGGCCATGAACTCAGGCCCACCGAACTGCTGGCCCAGCTGCATGAAGCGAGCCACCTTCTCCAGATCGTTGTTGCGGCCGACAGCCGCCAGGCCCACGCTCACCACCGGCCTGACCAGTCCTTCCGGCATCGAGGGGATGCGCTTCTTCTTCGTGAGCTGGGCCAGCTTGCAGCTGATGAACGGCGCCTGCATCTCGCTGGTGAGGATGGCGTAGACGGCGCCCAGGCTGTTCTCGATCTCCAGCGCCTGTAGCCGCACCTCCTCCGCGGTGGTGCGCTCTGAATCGCGGACGGAGCTCAGCATGAAGCTGGCGGACAGCGAGGCCGTCACCTGAGCCAGGGCCTGCTGGGCGGTGGCCAGATCGTTCTGCTTGTTGGCCTGAACGGGGAACACATCTCCCTCGTTCATGGTCAGCACGTCGCCGTTTTTCGCCTCCGCAAACTGCTTGTTGCGCACCAGCGCCCCGGGCTTCCGCCCGAACACGGTGCGAGCCGCCACCAGCGCCCCCTCCATCAGGGCCTGGGTCAGGGCGTTGGCAGTGTGCAGATCCGCCAGACACTTGCTCTCCACGTAGCCGGGGGAGTAGTCCTGCCCGTCGATCGCATACATGCGGAGCGGGATCCACGGCGATTCATCCCGCCGGGCACTGTCGCTGGTGCCCTCGATCTCCTTGCCGTTGATCTCCTGGTGCCACTCCACCCGGTCCTCGCCCCACTTCACGTGGGTGAAGACCTTGTGCCGGTTGTCCAGGCTGGGCGCGGCCTCGTCGCCGGGGCTGATCTCCCGCGTCAGCAGGGCCCGGGCCTCCTCCGGTAGCGATGCCTCGCTGACCATCTCGCAGATCACTGCCTCGGCCGGCGGGCCATGCGGGTGCCGGCGCAGCACGTACCGCTGGAGGGGGTGGTAGCGCAGGCCCTCCTCGCCCAGGTGCATGATCACGTTGCCGACGATCAGCAGCTGGATCAGCGACTGGAACACCGCCACCCGGTCGTTCGTCGCCTCGATCTCGCGCAGCACCGCCTGCTCCAGGTTCGACAGGGCCAGGTCGTACTCGGTCTCCTGCCGCGCCACCTCCGCTGCCACCTCCTCAGGGCTGAGCCCCTCGTCCGTCAGCTGCTGCTCCACGATCCTGCGCTGCGCTGCCCGCTCTGCCTCGTCGATGGTGAACCGGTAGAACGCTTCGGTCGCGGGCAGAACCGCCAGCATCAGCCGGCTTGACAGGTTGTTGACTCCCCTGGCGCCGATGCCAGACCACGGTTGGTCGTAGGCCTCGTTCGTCGGGCCGTTCACGTAGTCGGCCAGCGGCACCACGTAGGGGATGGTGTAGCTCGCCGACTCCCTCGCCCGGGTGATGTACTGCTCGCGGATGCTGCTGAGCTGGTTGTAGATGTGCTCGGCTGTCATCTCACACTCCGACGTTCAGGCCGGTGCCTGCATCGGTGGCAACCGCTGGCGCCCCCACCTTGAGCGAGTCGGTCCGCTTGCGCTTCGGTGTCGTCGCCACGGTGGTCTCGGTGCCGGTCATGTCGGCCGGCGCCGCGGCGGTCGTGACCGTGAAGGCCGCCGCCTGCTGGGCGGTCTGCTGCTGCGCCATCGCCTGTTGCTGCTGCTGCTGCTGCTGCTGGAGGGCAGCCATCTCCTCCTCGCGCCGCCTGGTCTCGGCAGCCGCCGCCTCGATCTGGGCCTGCAGCTGTGCGGCCGCACTCTCCTGCTGCACCCGGATCTGCTCCTGGTAGCTGGCCAGCTGCCGCTCCTGGGCTCGGACCTCTGACTTGCTTGGCCCCTTCGTGACGATCTTCGGGGGGCGTGGGGGTGCGGTGCACATGGTTAGGAGATGTTGAGGCCAGAGCCCTGGCCGGTGCTGGTGGCGGTCTGCCGGTCAATCCGCAGCGTGCTGCGGCTGCGGGCCTTCGGCGCCGATGCCCGATCGCTGCCGATCACCGGCGGCTTGGCTGATTTCTCAGGCAAGGGTGGGCCGATCAGCGCCGCCATGCGGGCAGCGTTGGCGGCGGTCTCGTTGGCCCGGGCAGTCCTGGCGGTGTTCAGCTTCTCCAGGGTCTGCTGCTGGGTGGCGAGCGTGGCCTGCAGCTCCTGCTGCTTGAGCGACAGCGCACCGTCTCGCGCCGATTCCATGGCGCGGATCTGGGCGTCAGCCAGTCGGTCGTAAGCCCTGGTGTCGGGTGTGGTGATAACGCCACCGCCTCCACCGCCGCCGGTGCACATCAGAGCTCCTCGAATGTCTTGCCTTCTTCCTGCTGCTGTTCGTGCTTCTGGCGGATGAACCGCACGACCTCAGCCCGACCCATCGCCACTCGAACCTGCTGGTCGGTGGCGGTGGCATCGGGCACACGGTCGGGGAAGATCCCCTCCAGCCATTCAACTAGCCGCTGAGTGATGATCGGATCTTCTTCCACTGCAGCTGTGCAGAACAACCGCAGGATAGGCGGGGGTGGAAGTGCTAGGCCTCCCCGCCTGGTGGCGTCCAGAGAATTGGCCCGTTCCCTGCGTATTCGCCAGCCCTGAGGATGCGGGCGCAGCGGGCCTGAGTGATAGCGAACTGGGTGGAATGACCAGCCTTGTGGAAGGCGGCCAGCACCCTGGCCCACATCTCTGCAGGGTCGGTGACTCCTTTCAGCAGCTTGGCGGCGCCGACAGGGCCCACGCCTTGGCAGCCGGGGTAGTTGTCGCTGCTGTCGCCGGTGAGCACCTGGGTGAAGAAGGCTTGATCTGCCTCCACGGGTGACACGTCCACCAGCAGGCCTGCCCGTAGGTGGCGGCCGGGCAGGGTAAGCATGTCCTTGTCATCGGACACGATCACATCGCCTGGCCCGTAGAGCAGGCCCAGAACGTCATCGCCCTCCACCTCGGGGAAGGTCTCAACCTGCCAGCCGCGCCCACTCGCTGCATCCTTGGCCCACTCCACCAGCGCCCCATAGCCGGCCGGCTTGCGGTTGGTCTTCCGGTTCGCCTTGTAGGAGGGCCACAGGGAATAGCGGAAGCTGACCCGATCGCCGAAACAGAGACAAATCTGGTGGTCGGGGAGCTCGTCGCGGACCATGGCGAGATGGTCCTGGAAGGTGGCACGCGCCTCGCCGTGGCGGCACACGTAGGTCCATTCGTCGGGGGCCCACTCCTCCTCGTACTGGGCAGCAGCTGCCGCCCGGTAGAGGAACAGTTCAGCGTCGATCAGTGCGAGTGCTTCACTCATGGCTGTGCCTCGATGCTGGGGCCTGGCGGTGGCGGGATCGCCGCAGATATGGCCTGTGCTGGCATGTACAAAGGCTCCCCTTCGTCCCAGTACGGCGCCTCTCCCTGCGGCATCTCCGTGTATGTGCGAGCTATGGGGGTGACAACACCGAGCCGGCCCCCTTTGCCGTTCCAGTGCATAAGGCGGGCGACGGCTTTTCCGGGTGTGCTCATGGCTGCTCCTCAGTGTTGCTGGTGTTCTCAGGGAGCCGGGGCAGCACCGGCACAATCGTGGGCCCCACACGATGCGACTGGTCAGCGGCAGCCTGCAGGTGAATGAGGGCGCTGCGGATCGACTGGCAGGGGACATTCAGCCCCGGCACCCACAGCGTTTCGACGGCCAGCTGCTCGACCATCACCTCGATCACCGCCAGGCGGCGGCGCAGCTCCTCGGGCGTGATGCAGTGCGGGTTTTTCTGCAGGTGCCGGCGATAGGCCCAGCCCTCGGGGTTGGTGGTGACAACCATCACTGCACCTCCACCTGGGCCCAGTCGATCTTGATAGCCGGGTGAAGACCCTCGGCCACGATGAGATCGGCGGCCTGGGGGACGGTTAAGTGCCAGGTCCGCTCGATGATCGCCTTTGCCAACACTTGCCTCTTGCTGGTGTCAGTGTTCTGGAGCAGGTTCAAGACTTCTTCGTACATCAGAATGAATCCATTGCGGGTTTGCCTTCGACATAGGGCCAGTGCGCAGCTCGGTATGCTGCTTCGTCCCTGTAATTCGGATCCTCGAATTGAGGATTTGCCTGTAGAAAATCCCAAGTGGGTAGCACCAGATCGGTGCGTGCTCGCCTGCCGTTGAAGCTGGCGACCGACCACTTCCCAGTCAGCAGGCCACGCTGCAGGATCCGCTGGGCGGATAGACGGGCGGCGGCCAGGAAGACTGCCTCTGTCATCGGACCCCCTGCATGTAGGCCTGCTGCTGTTGCTTGCACCGCTGCAGGTGCTCGGCCCACAGCTCAGGCGTCAGCCCCGTGGGAGCAGCTGGAGCTGCAGCTGGGGGCAACGCTGGCCGTGGTGCTTGGAACACCTCGTAGGCCGCTGGGTCGGCGCCTGGTGGTGGCAGCCGCCGGGGGTCGGGCGCCCCCGCCAGCAGGGCCAGCTGCTGGTGCGTCGGGGCCAGGCCAGCGGGCAGGTCAGGGCGGAACCCTGCAGCTCGCACAGCCAGGCCCTGGTGGTCGCAGCGGTAGAGCGGGGCCAGCAGCTCAGCCCAGGGCGGGAACTTGAGGAAGTCCTTACCGGCGGTGGATTGGATCCACATCTCGGCGGACCACATCAGCTGCTGGCTGGAGAGCTCAGGCCAGCCCCCTGCCAAGCTCTGGAACTTGAGCAGGGCCACGTCCTCGCCCCACCGATCCGCCTCCTTCATCCGCAGGTGGGAGAACAGCATCTCCACCACGATGCAGAAGTCATCGATCGTCAGCTGGCGTTGCGCCATCTCTCCGCAGCCCGCTGCAGGGCGGGGTCGCGTGGGCCTGGGGCAGACACGGCACGTAGCCGCTCCACCTCAACCCGTTTGCCGAGATACTCAGCCTTGAGCGCCTGCCAGCCGCCGGTGTCGGCCGCCTCGCGCACCAGCTCGGCCGCCAGCTGGGGGTGGGACTGGTGCAGATCGAGCACCCGCTGCACCGATGTCTGGAAAGCTCGGGCGGTCCAGACCGCTTTGCCTTTCCACTTGTTCCATCGGGCGGTGTTCCACCAGGCCAGCAGGTCATCAATGACCGGCTGGGGCAGGTCGCCCAGCATCGGGGCCACCTCGGCCTGGGAGATCGGCCGGTAGGCCTTGGCCTCCCCCGCCTTCACCGGCGCACCCTTGCAGGTTTCCATGGTGGCGAACCTGTGGCCGCAGCCCTCGCACACCCGGTAGCGGTCGATCGAGTGGGCCCGGTGCTTGGTGTCGATCACCCTGCTGTTGCCGTCGCCGCACTGGGGGCAGCGGATCCCTGGGGATTGGGTCATGGCCTCCCCCCGGTGGCAGCCAGCACCAGCTCAGCCCATGCCCTGGGCGTGAGCACCACCCGCCAGGTGCGCCGGGGCAGGCGGATCAACGCAGCCGAGAAGCGGCAGCCGCGGGCGATGGCCTGCAGCTCGGCGTCCTCGGGCTTCACCCGGATGGCCCGGTTCACGTCGGCCCAGTGAGCCACCTGCACGGCGGTCTCGGGGATGCCGTCTAGGTCGCCGGTGTCGTCCTGACGGCCGGCGCCCAGCTGGCGGCGGACAGGGCGGCCAAGCAGCCGGGTCAGGAGCTCGGCCCCCTCTCGCTCAGCTGCATCCCCCTTTCGTTTCTGGGGG